TGTTGGGTACGAGCCCTGGCGCCTCGGTGCGCTAGATATTGTCCAGCAGGAATTCAAAATTGATGATAACGTGCTTTCACAGTGCGTACAATCTTTCACTGATGATATCCTGCGGAGTTTACCTAAGAGTCAGCTTGCGGAGCTGACAATCTTGGACGACACATCAACTCTGAATGGTTTACCTGGAGTGAAGTTTATTGATAAGATGAACCGAAAAACCTCAATGGGGTATCCATGGAGAACCAAGAAGAGTAACTACCTCATCAATATGGGATCGTTCGATCAATGGAACGATTGCGTAACTTTTGGGCCTGAGTTTTATGAGCGTGTCAACAAAATCGTTGATACCTATAGACAAGGCCAGAGAGTCATGCCGGTTTTCATTAACCACCCTAAAGATGAACCAACCGCTCTGCACAAGATTGAGGCTAAGAAGACTCGCTTGTTTAGTGGATCCCCAGCAGATTGGGGTTTTGTAGTACGCAAGTACTTACTCTCCACTGTTCGGGTTATCCAGAACAACAAGTATATCTTTGAAGCCGCCCCAGGAACTAATGCAACTAGTCTTGAGTGGGACAATATGTACCACTATTTGACTCAGCATGGGAAGAACCAAATGGTCGCGGGAGATTATGCTAAATTTGACAAGCGTATGTCCGCCCAAATGGTTCTCTCTGCATTCACAGTTCTTGAGAACATTCTTCGCAAAGCAGGATGGCCAGAAGATGACCTTCTGATTATCCATGGTATTGCTTGTGATACTTCATTCCCTCTGTCGGATTTCAATGGAGATCTGGTTGAATTCTGGGGGTCCAATCCCTCAGGACATCCATTAACTGTCATTATCAATTCCATAGTTAATTCATTGTACCTACGTTACACGTGGTGCAAAATGGATCTACCAATGGAAGATTTTAAAACCAAAGTGTCTTTGATGACATATGGTGATGACAACATTATGGGAGTGTCGCGAACTGTCCCACAGTTCAATCACACATCAATCCAAACTGAGTTGGCGAAAATCGGTGTTAAATACACCATGGCTGACAAGGAAGCCGAATCTGTCCCATACATCTCTATCTCTGAGGTGTCTTTCCTGAAAAGGAAATGGATATATAAGGCTGAAGTTGGCTCTCACGTTGCACAGATTGAATTCGATACGATCCAGAAGATGTTGACCAAGTGTCTACCGTCTAAGGTGATCAGCATGGAAGCCCATGCCATCGAAGTCATGAATTGTGCCCTTCGTGAGTTCTTTTTCTATGACAAGGAAACTTTCCAACTTTGGAGAGGACGCTTTCTCACAATTGTGAAGAAGCGGGGGTTAGAAGCTGAATATGAGCTTGCCCCTTTCCCAGTCTATGAGGAACTTATAGAAGGATATCTTGAAGTCTCTAAGGACTGGTCAGAAAATGGCCGGTGCTCAGAGTGTGAGAAGTTGCATTAAGTTGCAGCTCCGGGTCGAAGATATACGGTCCGTTAAACCAAAATGTATCCTGTTTGTCTAGTTACTGCGTAGCGTTTTTCTTAACTGTTCATTTACTTGTGCGTTGCGAGCGTGGATTCAAACTGTACTTCTGCCTGAGCGATCCTCGAAATCACTATTTAGTGAATCCGTGGCTGAAGGGATGTTGAACAGGAACTTCGATTTTCAGAAGGGTTTCTGATTATCATGAAGTGAATTTAACCCGCTAACTTTTTTGTCAAGCTTTTTCCGTGTTTTCGCAATAAAACACGGGCTACCACAGTGGTCAATTGTGCCAGATGTGGAACCGTCAATGTCCTTGATTTGCAATCTGAAGAGCAAACTGACACGTCAGTAGCTCCTGAAGCTTCAATGCAGCAGCAGATGGCTTTTAGAGATGCAGCCGTATCAAATCGTATAACTTATGGTTCGATTTCGGATTCATCCTATGATCATGACAAAGACCCCGCAGCCGGGCTAGGGGCGTATCTTTCGCGTCCTGTGCTCATTCACACGTTCCTATGGGAGGAAGGTGTGTTTGCAAATGACACTTTCAAGCCTTGGACCGCTTATTTCTCGAATTCTTACATTCAGAAGAAGTTGGACCATTATGCTCGTTTGCATTGTCAATTGCGGTTGAAGTTCGTAATCAACTCCTCACCATTTTATTATGGTGCTCTTAGAGCTTGTTACGTACCTCTGAACAATCCGATTGCATTCAATACAGCAAGCGACCAGATCCCTTTGAGTCAAACTCCTGGGTTATATCTGGAACCGCAATCTATGTCTGCAGCCGAAATGACTCTGCCCTTTCTGTGGCCGAACACATGGTTGGATGTGAACCAAGAATCAGAATTTGATGATATGGGAACCATGCACCTAGTGGAATACGCAGGTTTGCAATCAGCGAACGGCGTAGTCGGTACAGGCATCACCGTATCGGTGTATGCTTGGGCGGAAGATTTGACGATTGCAGGACCTACAACAGGTCTTGCTTTGCAGTCGGATGAGTACGAGGAAAAAGAAGGAACCATTTCCGGACCAGCGACAGCTATCGCTGGTATTGCGAGTATGTTGAGCTCGGCTCCTTTCATAGGGCCGTATGCTATGGCAACTTCGATTGGTGCCTCTGCAGTTGCAGGGATTGCCAAATTGTTTGGATATTCCAATCCACCAATGATCGATGATGTTCATGCATATCAACCGAAAGCATTCCACGCTCTCGCGAACGTGGAAACTCGGATGCCCATAGACAAATTATCTTTGGACCCAAAGAACGAAGTTTCAATAGCGAACTCGTTAGCCGGGACCGATGATACGGACAGCCTTTCGTTTGAAAATACGATAGGTCGAGAGTCCTTTTTGTCTGGGGCTGCATGGGATGGGTCGCAAACAACAAATGCGCTCATCTTTTCAGCAATGGTTACCCCTATGGGATATGTGACTTCAGGTTCAGCATCTGATAGTACGAACTGGTTCACACCAAGTTCTTACTTCGGATCTATGTTCCGCTTCTGGCGTGGATCTATGATCTACAAAATGAAGTTCATTAAGTCGCAGTACCACAAGGGAAGACTTGTGGTTTCCTGGGATCCAAATGCGGATATCTCAGGAGTCACAGGTGCAGAAGCAGCAGTCTTTACTCGAGTCGTTGATTTAGAGTTTGAGGATGAAGTTGAGATTGAGATCCCGTACAAGGCGGTCTCCCCCTATCTCAAAGCAGATTTAGTTCCAAGTTGTTGGACTAATTCGGCGACACCTTCTTACTCTTATAACAACGATGCAGTGAACGGAATGTTTACTGTGCGAGTTCAAAATGTGCTCACTGGTCCTGCGGCTAGTCCAAACATTGTTTGTTTGTTCTATGCCCGGCCAGGGAAGGATATAATGTTCTCCGCTCCTAAGAGTCTAGGTCGTAACTATTCCCCTTTGCCTTTGCAGAGTGAGGAACAGGACGATATAGTAGGAGGATCTGTGTCTATTGACACCACGATTGGTGTCTTGACGACAGGTGAGAATATTGCATCTCTGCGTCCACTCTTACACAGGGCCAGTTTTTATTGCGTACAACACTTCGGTCAATATCTGACAGGAGCGTCTACGTACGTAGGGCCTGGATTCGCTATGACAACGAATCTGTTTG